AAAAAAATCAACTTGGGTTACACCAGTGCCTGGGTTAAATGGGCCGAATCCGAAATGCCAGGGTGGGTAGGAGATCAAGGTCTGTTGTTTGATGTTGCTCCAGGAGCCAAGATACTGACCATAAACTCAGATCGTGATGCAGTGAGGATAGCCAGGCAGTATGGAGTCAATGTCAAAGATGCTATTTCGTTGTTTATGAATATGCCATGGGACAAGATAGCCCAAGATTATGATGCAATACATCATGTACCATCCAATAGAAGTGTCAATGTGTTCATGAATGCCTGGGATGTAGAAAGTACTGCATGGCTCAACACAGATTTTTTGATCAATCAAAGGCCCGTGAAAATTGCAAAATCTCACCAGAATCAAAGTGTAGCGGAAGCAACAGGCGACGAGCGATTTGACACTATGATGGGCAGGATGCAGAAGGAACCACAAATTCCTGATTCACAAATGCCGCCAACTGATGTGCGAGATCTATACCAATGGGCAGTAAAAAACAACAAGCCGTATCATAAAACTTTTGCCACTTGGGCCAACAGAGAAGGGTTTAAGTCTGTTGCTCCAGCATTACAAAAAGCTGGCAATTTGGATAGTGATGCTTTAGATTACTGGACTCCAGATGTGTGGGAAATGTGGTACGGTTCTAAAATGCCCAAGCACTGGAGCAAAGAGCGTATTCCTGATGAGTTGAGAGATTATCTTGAAACTGTGTTTGATGCGTATGATCATATATGGACTGATTGGCCCACTGAATATCGTCAAATTGGTCAGCAAGGTGTGGCGGAAGGCTTCCCTCAACCGGGACCAAGTTCAGGTGCTCCAAAACAGTTTGGCTCCGATGCTAAAATACAAACTCGCCAAATGACTGTAAAAGATATTATATCATCTGTGCCGGGGGTGCCTTATTATAATAATGTAGTTGATGATTGGGACGCTAAAGATTATAGTTGGGGCGTCACTAAAAAAGTTATAGAGTATGCTACTTACTTGAAGGATCATCCAGAAAGTTTAGCGAAGTTGCCTCCAGCAATAGTATTAAACGGTAAGTTTGAAGATGGCGCACACAGAGTATCTGCTATATGGTTACTACAGCAAAGAATGGATCCTAAAAATCCATTGTGGAAAAATGCTAAATTAAATGTTCAGTTTGTTAAGCAAGGTGTGGCGGAAGGCTCTAGTCCACAAAGCAAACTTGACGAAGTTAAACAACGATTAGACGCTAAGTGCTGGAAGGGCAAGCACAAAGAAGGCACTAAGATCAAAGGTGGCGTTCGTGTTAATAACTGTGTTCCTGTTAGAGAAGACATTGAAAACCTAATGGGCAAATTTATTAAACTGCTAGAATCAAAATGAAACAGTTCTATATAACAAAAGAAAACATTCTTCAGGATAGTCCAGACGATTGTTATCTTTCCCCTGAAGATCCTATCCAGCAATTAAAAATTGCTAGTTATATGGGAGGCCTCGGAGCGCAGGCAAAGTTAGCAGAATATAACGCGAAAGTAGCAGAACTTAAAAAATTAAAAAAAGATGAAACTGGTATGTCTGGATCTGACAAATCAAAATTCATGAGAGAAAATAATATTAGACCCGGCACCCCTGCTTGGTTTGAATTATGGTTTGGTGGGAAAAAATAATGTTATTAAATAACCTATTCGAAAGCAAAGGAAGTGATGCTAATATTATAGACATGTTAAAAGTCTTCTTACCTATAGCACTAAAACATTTACAATTAGATCATGTTCCAAAGATAAAATTAGAATGGGAAATCAATGACGAAAAACAACCTACTTTTGGTAAATTTGAAAATGAAGAAAATGTAATTTATATAGCATTAAAAAATCGTCATCCTGTAGACATTTTACGTACACTAGCACACGAAATGACACACTACAAACAAGGTACAGAGCACGAATTAGCCGCAGGTTCAGGACGCACAGGTAGCCCAGAAGAAAACGAGGCAAATACAGTAGCCGGGATTATCATGCGTAATTTTAATAAGGCACACCCCGAATTCTTAAACGCACATCCAATTGAAAGAGAATAAATATAACATTATGAGAGCCAAAGAATTTATTAGTGAAACAGACGTCCATGCTAATCCTAAGAAATTATCAACAGACCAGGTTGGTAGTCTTAAAGGAGCAGTATCTATGCCCGACATTAGTATAAACAAGTCTAATGGTAATCCTTATGCGGCATATAGATTTGGTATTGCTATGGCAGGAGCCCCAGACTTTGATACTCCTCCAGCAGGTGCTATGGCCGGAGATCCTTTGCTAACTACCTATACAGATCACGATTATAACATTATCCAAAGTGCGGCTAAAATGGTCGGCGCTGGAAAAATTAAACAAGTTACAAATAATCGAAGTCAAGAACACGGTGATGTACACAAGACTAGTCCAGTAGCCGACTGGAATCCTAGAAATAGAAAGAAGGCAAAAAAATGAAAATACACGAACTATTAGAATCAGCAACAGCAGGCGCCACCGGTTCTGGTAGTGTTGCTACTGTCAATAATCCACTAGGTGGAACAAAAAAACGTAGCGAAGTAGGTAGTCTTTTTGGCGGCACTTATGGCGAAGGTCAAAAGAAGAAAATTAAAAAAGTAATTAAAAGATGAGAGCAGAACGTGTAATTGAAGCGCCTATATCAATGGATCCGGCAGAGCCGAACAATCCATTAATACATAGTCACGAAAAAGCAAATCCTGCTACATTAAAAGATCGAATTATGCGCACACGAGGTCAATTAAAAGACCTAGCGCAACGAGCAGAAAGTAATGATTTAGCAACATGGGAAGGTATTTGTCGTGATGCTAAAGGCGGAATGTTTATGGGATTGGAACAAAACCTAGAACAAATTCGTCACGGTATTGCCGAACTTGCTGCACAACGTAAAAAAGGTGGAGTTATGTCTAGAGGAATTGATAAAAACATTGGCGAAAAATTTGATGGCGGTGGCGAATACAACGATGAAGTTGGAATGATCAAAAATGATTTACATACTATTGTTCGTTGTGCTTCTGACCTTAATAAAATGTTACATAAAGATGAAAACATTGCCGAATGGGCTCAAGAAAAAATTGCTGTTGTTAAATCTATGATGGTAACAGTTTTAGACTATATTGCCAGTGAGCACGAAATGGGTCACGAATATACCGTATCAGAAAGCATTAACGAATGGAAGAAATCTACCAAGGCTCCAGTTCGTCCAAAAAATCCAGTAGCAAAAGCACATCAAGCAGTTGGAACAGGATCTGGTTCTCATAAAAACAAATCCAAAGAAATTCCACGTAAGGCCAAACATAAGAAAAAACCAGAAATCTCTGAAGGACAATATGATAAATTGTTACAGGCGGAAATGAGTAAAATAATTACTGATTAATCACAAAAGACTTGACTTCTCCTGTGTTGTTATATATACTATAGCACACAGGAGATTTTTTATGAGTAAAGTATTTGGCGCACCAGAACAAGCAAAAATTAAGCAAATTGTTTCTGAAGGCATGACAGTTATGCAAGAAATCGCAGACCTAACAGAAGGTCTAAACGATACAATCAAAGCAGTAGCAGAAGAACTAGAAGTTAAGCCTAGCGTTATCAAGAAGGCTATTAAAATCGCACAAAAAGATCAATGGGATCAAGTATTCCGTGAGTTTGATGATTTGGAAACAATCGTTGATATTAGCGGACACGCAAACCGTCGTGAAGATTAATGAACGATATATTTTTTGGAATTTTTAATTGGATAAAAGAGGATTATGCTAGCAATCGTTTTCGTTTTGTTATCGAGTTGTTTGCTTGGGCTATTAGTATTGGCTGTAGTATCACAATGGCCCTTACAGTCCCTAACCCACCTCTCATTATTCTTTACCCTATTTGGATTACTGGTTGCTCTATGTACGCTTGGTCTGCTTACACTAGGAAATCATTTGGCATGTTGGCTAATTACCTCTTGCTAGTAAGTATTGATTCTGTAGGCCTGATTAGAATGTTAACTAAATATTTGTGAGAAAGGTTCAGCGAGCCATAATTCGCTTTATAGAAGGTTGCCGGCCATAAGCGGTAAGGAGAAGAAATGAGTTACGTCGATGCCATCTGGAATCGCGAAGAAAACGTCATTAGAGTCGTAGAACGAGACCCTAAAAAAGGACGAATCTTCCAAGATTATCCAGCCCGTTATATTTTTTACTACCCTGATCCAAAGGGCAAGTACACATCAATTCATGGCGAAAGCCTGTCAAAAGTCACTTGTAAAGATTTTAAAGAGTTTATCAAAGAACAAAAGATTCACTCAGGACACAAACTTTACGAAAGCGATATTAATCCAGTTTTTAGAACACTAGAAGAAAACTATCTAGGTGCCGATGCTCCTAAACTAAACATTGCCTTTTTCGATATTGAGGTGGACTTTGATCCAGAACGTGGCTACGCATCACCAGACGATGCATTTATGCCAATTACTGCGATTTCAGTTCACCTACAGTGGTTAGATACTCTAGTAACGTTGGCTGTTCCGCCTAAAACTTTAACAATAGACAAAGCAAAAGAATTAGTTAAAGATTTTCCTAACACATTCTTGTTTGAACATGAAGCAGATATGTTAGATGAGTTTTTAAATTTGATTCACGATGCTGACGTTATTAGTGGTTGGAATAGCGAAGGCTATGACGTGCCATATACCGTTAACCGTGTTACTAAGGCATTGAGCAAAGATGATACCCGCAGATTTTGTTTGTGGGATCAAATGCCTAAAAAACGTGAATATGAAAAATACGGTAAAGACGCAGTCACTTATGACTTTGTAGGTCGTGTTCACTTAGACAGTTTAGAGTTGTATCGCAAGTACACTTATGAAGAACGTCATACATATCGACTAGATGCTATTGGCGAAATGGAAGTAGGCGAACGTAAAACTGTTTACGAAGGCACACTTGATCAATTATACAATAATGATTTTAGAACATTTATTGAATATAACAGACAAGATACTGCCTTGTTAGATAAACTAGATAAGAAATTAAAGTTTATCGATCTGGCTAGTAGCATCGCTCACGAAAATACTGTATTGCTACAAACTACAATGGGTGCTGTTGCTGTGACAGAACAGGCTATTGTAAATGAAGCACATCACAGAGGAATGATTGTTCCAAGTCGCCCTCGCAGAGATGAAACAGAAAATACACAAGCCGCAGGTGCGTATGTTGCGTATCCTAAAAAAGGTCTTCATGATTATATCGGTTCATTAGATATTAATTCACTTTATCCATCAGTTATTCGTGCCCTTAACATGGGCCCAGAAACTATTATCGGTCAGTTACGTCAAGAGTATACTCGTAACGAAATTGACGGTAAGATTGCCAAAGGTAATTCATTTGCCGCTAGTTGGGAAGGTAAGTTTGGTAGCAACGAATACGAACTTGTCATGAATAAAGATAAGGCACATGAAATTATCATTGACTGGGAAGATGGCAACACTGATGTAGTTACTGGTGCCCAGGCATATGAACTTATATTTGAATCTAATCAACCGTGGATGTTAAGTGCTAATGGCACAATTTTTACACACGAACGTGAAGGTATTATCCCAGGTTTACTTGCTCGCTGGTATAAAGAACGTAAAGAAATGCAAGCCAAACTAAAGGAGGCTATAAATGCCGGAAACAAAATTGAAGAAGAATACTGGGACAAACGACAACTCGTTAAAAAGATTAACCTTAATAGTCTTTACGGTGCTATCCTTAACGTTGGGTGCCGCTTTTTTGATAATCGAATTGGACAGTCAACAACACTTACCGGAAGGCAAATTGCTCGCCATATGGCCGGGAAAATAAATGAAGTAATTACTGGCGAATACAATCACTTAGGAAAATCAATTATCTATGGTGATACTGATTCGGCTTATTTCAGCGCATACTCTACACTAAAGAAGGATATCGAAAAAGGACAAATTCCTTGGGATAAAAATATCGCAGTACAGTTGTACGATACTATTGCTTTAGAGGTTAATTCTACCTTCCCTCAATTTATGCTAGACGCATTTCATGTACCAAAATCACGTGGGGAAGTTATTCGTGCTGGTCGAGAAATTGTTGCTATCAAAGGCCTGTTCATTACCAAGAAACGTTATGCTGTTCTGTATTATGACAAAGAAGGCAAACGAAGTGACATAGATGGCAAGCCAGGTAAGATCAAAGCCATGGGTTTAGATTTGAAACGATCAGATACTCCAGAATTTATGCAGAAGTTCTTAGAAGAAGTATTAACCAAAGTACTTAACGGCAGTGAAGAACAAGAAATTCTAGATATGATTACTGAATTTAGAACAGAATTTAAGGCTCGGCCTGGTTGGGAAAAAGGTTCACCAAAACGTGCCAACAACATTACTGAATACGAAGCCAAAGAAAAGAAATCTGGTAAGACTAATATGCCAGGACACGTTCGTGCTAGTATTAACTGGAATACCATGAAACGAATGAACGGTGACAAATATTCTATGGGTATTGTAGATGGCATGAAAGTTATCGTATGTAAACTTAAATCTAATCCGTTAGGCTTTACATCAATTGCTTACCCAGTAGACGAATTACGTTTACCCAAGTGGTTTCAAGAATTACCATTCTCTCATGATGAAATGGAAACAACAATTATCAACAATAAGTTAGATAATCTTATCGGTGTATTGGAATGGGATTTAGAGTCCACTACACAAAATAATACGTTCGGAAGTTTATTTGATTTTGAATAAAATTTTCTTGACTATAACCAAAAACCTAAATATACTTATAAAAAGGACTATAAAATGAAAGACATTCTACAAGACATCGTATCACATACACATAATTTAGGATACCTAAATATTGTAAAGGTAACAGGTACAGAAGAAAGCACATTAATCGATTCAATGGCAGACGATCGTTCTGTTGTTATGTACGCAGAGACAGCAAATCCACATCCAGACATGATTGGGGTATTCGGTATGCCACAATTGAACAAGTTGAAATACTTAGTTGACGGTGCCGAATACAAAGAAGATGCTGTTATCGAAGTTGTTAAAGCAGAACGTAACGGAGAAACTGTTCCAACAGGTATTCACTTTGAAAACAAAGACGGTGACTTCAAGAATGATTATCGTTTTATGAACACAGAAATCATTAACGAAAAATTAAAGACTGTTAAATTCCGCGGTGCTAAGTGGGATGTTGAAGTTCAACCTACAGTACAGGCAATTCAACGTTTTGCGTTCCAAGCAGGGGCTAATACAGAACACACAACATTCTTAGCAAAGACAGACGGTGACAAATTAAACTTTATCTTCGGTGACGCAAGTACACACGCAGGTGAATTTACATTTGCGTCAGGTATTACAGGAAAAATTACTA